GATTAAATGCAAAGATTGCCTTACCAGAATTTAATGACCCAGTAAAGGACATCTCTGCAACATAATCACCATTTCCAACATAAAATAAATCTTGATTTGCATTTTGTGGTGATACTGATACTTCTCTTAAACTATCACCAATAATACTTACTTGTTCTGGAATAATAACTGGGTTATTTTCTATATAAGTTCCAGCACTAACTTTAATAACAGTTCCTGTTGTTGATTCTGTGAGTGCTGCTCCAATGGTTGCTTTTGCGTCTCCAAGTTTTTTTCCTGTATTGGTATCGTTTCCATCTTTTGTGACATAAAGAATATTTGTAACTGTTGCACCGGCACCAATTCTTACAATATCGGTACCTATTCCAGTTCTTTCTCTTCTGGAATAAAGTTCTGCATCATAAGTATTAAGACCAAGTTCCCCCAAAGGTAAATCATTTACAGTTGGTTTCTTCCCAGGAACAGAAGATCTTTTAAGTTTTATTATAGGTGTTGCCATATGGCTTTATGTCGGTATTTACCAGAGACAAGACTTATATAAGTCCTGTTTTATTTATAACATCCAGTTTTAATTGAGTTATTCAGATTCTAAAATGTTTAATTGTGTTATTTGTGTAGGAATAATACCTTGTTGTATTGATTGAATATACAGTTGTTGATTTTCTTGATTTCCTTGATTTCCTTTGGATATACTTTTAGTTATTTATGAAGTTCTCATAATGAATGCCAGAGCATAGTATGGTGGTCTGTTTTCGTGGAATTTGCTGCCGCCTACTGAAGAAGTTCCGCGTGAAGATGTATTCTCATGGCTATTTCCTCCGCCACCTGGATCTGAAATACTTCCCGGAAAAGTACAAATATTAGAAACCGTGTGACTATGAGAAGCAAGTTCGTCAATAGTAAGTTGGTGTGCAGTCTTACCACCAGTATTACCAGGAGTATAGTTTGCACTTAAAGCTCCAGTAGTAATACTAAATCCAGGACCAGCAGTAGAAGTAATACCAGTTCCACCACCACTATGAGCACCAATAACAAACTTATTTCTTAAGTCTGGAGTATTATTTGAACCATCACAAAGTGCCCAACCTGTTGGAATATTTACAATCGTTCCAGACCACATAATAATTCCACCAACTGGAATTGTTCCGTTTCCACTAATTGTTGATGGTGCAGTGACTATTAAATTACCAGTAAGTGTAGTGGCACCAGTAACTCCCAGAGAGTTTCCAATACTTATATTCGAGGAAGATAATGTATTTGTAGTGGCATTAAATGTTAAATCACTATCAGTTGCTGAAGTAGTCATTGTACCAGTTGTCTGACTTGTAACAACTACTCTCTGAGATCCAGAAGCAGCACTTAAAGTCGAACCGGTATTAGTTAGATTAGTACCATCACCATAGAATGAAGTCGCACTGACAATTCCAGTAGAAGGAAATAAACTAATTGCGGCACCAACTTTAACAATACCATTAAAGGTTGAGACACCAGAAACATTAAGTTGTTTAGAAAATAATGTAGTCCCAGTAACTGTAGTAATACCGGCAAAAGTACCAACACCACTTACCGATAATCCTGCACCAACGTTAAGACTTTGTGCAAAAGTACCAACACCACTTACCGATAATCCTGCACCAACGTTAAGACTTTGTGCAAAAGTACCAACACCACTTACCGATAATCCAGCACCAACGTTAAGACTTTTCTTAATTCCAACACCACCAGCAACAGTTACAATACCTGTTACTGGAGTAGTTGAATCTGTTGTACCTGTAAAAGAAACGATTCCTGTTATAAAAGTATCTACAAAAGAAATTGAGGCAAATGTAGCACCATTTACAAAATCAACATTTCCAATCACACGAAGAGCATCAAAAACTCCACCACCACGAACATCTAAGAGTGCAGAAGTAATTCCAGATGCAGGAAGTCCTCTTACAGGGCCAGAAGTATTAATACCAATTCGATCTGGTGTTATGAATGTTTCTGTAGCAGATCTACTTATTAGTCCAAACTTTTTCCAATCGTTTGCAGAATTACCAGTGTTTATCCATCCAGCATATTGTCCAGATGTAGCGTGACCATTGAAGAAAATATCACCTTGAGCATCTGGAGAGCTTGAAGGTACATTGTCTCCACCATAAGACACGGATCTTGGTTGAGATAAGGAACCTTTCAACTTAAATTTAATTCCTTCTATCCCATCACTTGAAGTTGAAGTAATTTTTTTAATGAAATTTACAGGACCTTTAAATTCACTAATTACTCTTCCACTATTTCCACCTTGAACATTTAAACTATTTTTGATGGTAACATCATCAAAATTTACAGATAAAGAAGAAATTTGTTCTCCTAAGAAATTTTGAATAGGAGCGTTTAAAGTTTCTTCTTCTCCATTTGTAGAACTAATTCTTTTATTTCCAATATAAAAATCACCATTATCATTCATACCAGTATAAGCAACAGATCCACCGTCAGATTGCTTTCCTTGGCTTAGAAGTTGATTTTTAATAGTTAGAACTCTAGACTGTCTTTGTGGTAATCCAACAGAATAATTACCATGTCCAAATCCAAGATATTCAAATGTATGTCCAGATGCACGAACAGTAGAATATCTTCTTAATTCAGTTGCAATTGGTTTAACTTCTCTTGCAACTGCTGTATTTTCATGAGATTCTGCTTTAGTTCCAAGAACACCACGCAGAACATTTGCAACTCCAGTAGAAGCATTTAATTCGCTACTAATTCTTACAATTTCATTATCAATTTGTAAATAGTCACCAGTAGAAATTCCAGTCAGAGAAGTAAGTTTAATTGTAGTTGCAGTTCCTGTTTGAGATCCTCCAAGAGTTGTAGATAAACCAGCATAGAATGGAGTTAATCTACCTGCAATTTTTTCCGACTTATCTTCAAATTCAGATTTCTGTGAAGCAAAGGACTGTTTAAGTACAAATACTCCACTATTAGTAGTAAATGCAGGATTGCTAGTACCAGCACCAATGTCAAATGAGAATGTATTTAATCCAACTCTTTCTCTAACGACATATGTTCCATTGTAGATTGTCTGTGCGGCCCCTACAATTTTAAATTTATTACCAAGTATTAATCCATGTGCAGATTGAGTAGTAACAGTAACTATTCCAACACTACTATTACCATAACCAATTGTGCTTACACCTACTGATCTATCTGATACAAATAGTAATCCTTCGTATCCATTTACCGAAGTAAAGATACCCGCATTAATTGCAGTGTTTGCACCACCTTTAATTTCATATGTAACACTTCTTGTGCTATTAATCCCAGTAATTCGATATACACCATTATATCCACTATTAAATCTATTAGCAGTTGTACCTACTCCAACTACTTCTATAACATTACCAATGTTACTATTGATTGCAGTTACAGAAACAATTGCGTTACCACCAGCACCAACTCGCATAGTATTACCTACGCCATAAGCAGATCCACCATCAATAATTTCAACTGCAGTAACTGCACCAATAGCACTTACTCTAATCTTAGCAGTAGCACCATCACCAGTAATACCAGTTCCCACCAGAGGAACATTATAAAGGAAAGTCGCAATTCCTGCTCCATATCCAGTCCCAGCAGCAGTTATTGAAAGTGTAGTGATTGTGTTTAAATTATGCTCTATATTAGTGAAAACCGTTGTAATCCCACTCGAATTTGAAATTGCATTTGTAATTCCAAATCCAATTCGGTTATCCTTATAATAATTTACAGAACTTTCTTTTGTAATACTATCTCTAGAATCATTTACAATAACTTCACCAATATTATAAGGAATTACAAAACTTCTAGCAATTGTAGGATCTGAATTATAATTGTCCCGATCTATAGTAGGATATAAGTTTCCTAAGTTTTGATGTAGTTTTTCATTGTTAAATGTACCATCAGATGTTGATGGAGATACACTTCCATCTAAACAAATTAAATGATATATTCCGTCCCTTTCACCGGAAATATATTGTTGTATAGTATCAACACTACTAATCAAGTAAGTATTTCGATATTGATTACGAGCAACTGTTGGAAGATTTACATCCCTTGACGAAATTTCATTACCAAATGCACCAAGAGTTGTTTTTGCTGTAGTAACTTTAAAGGTTTTAGTAGTAGGAACACTTGTAATCGTATAAGTCTCATTATAACCAGATTGTCCCACACCTGTAGGATTATCGGTACTTATTACTTTATTGACAACTACAGCGTCAGATACATTAAATCCATGTGGTTTTTCTGTGGTAAAGGTAATAATATTCGATCCATAAACTGCATTTGCAATAATCTTTACATTTCTCTGTTTTGTTACGTCTCCAACTGCACCATATTCTAAAGCACTTGATACTCCAACAGTTGAAGTTTCTTGGAGGATATAACTTACACTAGGTTCTTTTGCATTTGCAAATTCTTTTGGTATTACATATCTAAGTCTATAAATTCTATCATTTAATAATCTGTTATCGGGTTTTCTTAATATGAAACCTAAACTACTCTGGTCTCCTAATGAAGATCGATTATCAATGAATGATTGATTAATTTTGTTTTGAAGTGTTGTTCCAGATCCTACAATATACCAATTTGAATTTGTAGTATCAAATTGAATTGGGTGACCAAGATCACTTGGTTTTTTATCAGTTACTCTACTTTCAATACTAAGAATACCACCAACAGTATTGGTGATTGTAACTGGGAATGGTGTTCCTACAGTTGCATCGTTAAACGTTGCTGCAAGTTTAATTGTATTTGCAGTTAGACTGCCATCAAATGTATTTGTAATTACAAAATATAATCCATTATTTACCAGTTCATCTGGTACATATCCATCATCTGATAGTATTCTAACACTTTCTCCATTAAAGAAGTTGTGATTTGAGGTGAGAGTTAAAATATTTGAACTAATATCATTTGCATTATTAGTTCTAGAAACAGTAAAAACTTTTCTTGCTGAAGGTCCATCTCCAGTACCAGGAATTGGCATTAAAATTGGAGTTGTAACTGTAACATCGTTTATTTCAACATTAAATGTATCAGAATTTTTTGATCCAATACGAAATCCATTCACATTCTCATTAGGAGGAACATCAACGTCATTAAATCCAAAAATATATAATTTAGATGTTGTTGCCCCACCAACAGGATTAGTTGTTAATCCAACATTTAAACTAAAACAAGAAACTGCAGTATCTTCTGGAGTTTCATCTCTTGGTGGTATTACGTGTGTTATGTATCCAGTATTATCTCTAGAGAAAGCATCTGATCTAAATCCTTTAGATATTAAAGATTTTGCTCCAAAATTGGAGTTTGAGTTAGTAAGTCCTAAATCACCACCGCTTTCAGTTATAAATTGATTTGCAAATCCAATCGCAAATACAGAAACTGCTTGAATATATGAGTTATTAGATACCTTTATGTGAAAGTTTTCATAATCTGCTGCATAAACTGCGTTTGTATTTAAGTGTAAAGGTTTTAAAGATGGATCACTAATCTGAGATTCAGTTTTATAAGAACCTGTTGATTTATCATAAAGAACAAATGCATTATCATCTTTCTGCAATCCAATTCCAGTATATTGTGCAATAACTACAGATTTAAATCCAGATACTTTTGATCCATCAGCATGAAGACCACACATTCCATATGTGCTTCTCAATGAAGTATTAAAAATATAAGGAGATGCTCCAGAAACTGTATCAATTTCAAGAACAACCTTAGCAGATCCTGTTAGTGATGGTCCATTATTTGCGGGGTCTGCAGTTAATTTATATGAGAATCTTCTTTCACTAGTAACACCAGCAACTACAAAAGAACCATTGTAAAGATTGGAAGAAATACCGGCAATATTAATCGGATCATCTACAATTACTCCATGTGCAGTTGTTGTATCAATTGTTGCAAGAGTTCCTATAGAAGTGACACTACTGATTCCAATATCTGTGGGACTTACAGCACCAACAATTCTAAATTCTGGATTTATAACTTCTAAATCTGCAGTTGTTGGATAATCTGCAATTGCTCGACCAGAACTTTCCCCATAAGCTTTTTGAACTTTAATGTAATACATTTGAAGTTCAGAAAATGCCGATGTTGTAGAACCAATACTTACCCTACTTAAAGGATTTACCCCATCAGCATATTCAAATACTGTAAGTTTGTGGTGTGAAAAAGATGGTGTAACTAAATCAGTTTTATAGTTTTTATAAACAGTACCATTAGGATCACCATCAAAAACAGTAAATTCTCTAAAATAACATCCACCAGTAATTCTAAAAATGGATGATCTGACAATTAAATCATTCTCAGGATCAGGAACAAATAATGGGCGAATTTTAGTTTTACGAAGGTCTAAACCAATAATAGAAGTACCACGAGGTAGTATTACTCCACCGCTACTTGAATTATATTTGTAAAGATCATTTGTTGGGCTAAAAATATCAAAATTTGAAGATGAAGAAAGTTCATTTAAAGATGCTGAAACATAAGCAGGTGTTGTTGCTGGTGAAAGATTTGGGTCTAATTCTAAAAATGAATTACCAGCATTTGTTACAACATAACCGGGTCTGTTATCAATAAAATTAACGCCAGGGTATACTAAAATAGTAGTTCTATCAAATCTATCGTTATTTAATCCAATGTTATATGAAAATCTTGCTGCTTCTAAAAGTGCCCTTTGAATTGTTTTAAAAGGTCTTGTTAATGAGTTTCCTTGATTTTCAATCGAATCTGTTGCGTCAAGATCACTAGGATTGACATATAAAATATTACCGTCAGTATTCCTAAGAAAATTCTCTAAACGACTTAAAGGCATCGTAATCCCATGTACTTCTTCTTACTTTTATTTATAATCTAGTTTTTGCACATCAATTGAAGACATATTTAGGTATAAGGATCATAAATTGGATTATTCAAAGTTGTTATTGCAATACTAACTTTAATATTTTCTTCTGTCAATATTCTTATACTATATTTGTCCCCATATCTTCTTAATTGATAGTCAACTCTTTCCCCCTTAATTATATTAATGGGATTTATTAACACACTAAGTTCATTCCTTAACACTGTAATTTGACTTTCTTTTGCTGCAATGGAAGATGCATAACTAACACAGTTTGCTGGAATACAAGGAAAACCATAACAAATTCCTATATTTGCAAATGAAGTTCCAATCCCAGTGGTTGCATCATTTTGAGTATAAGTTAAAAATGTTCCATATCCAATATTTCCATTTGACAAAGTACTAATTGTTATGTCAAATGGATCTTCACCATCATAATTATCTGAACTTATATTATAACTTAAAGTTCTAACAATATCTTGGCGAATTGTAGATAATCCCACTGTGGTTCCACATCCAGCTGCATTAGCATTAGAATTAAGAATTACAATTTCACCTTTAATTGTATTAATATCAGACACTAAAGACAAAATTTCTGAATCAAATCCTATGCAAGATGGTTCAAAATAATCAATAATTTCTTCAATTTCAATTAATGATTCTTGAAGAGATTCAATTGCAGATTTATTTGAAGAAACAGTATCCGATAATAAATTTAATAGGTTACTTTTTTGAGGTTCAGTTGCCATTTATTTCTCCTTTATAATTTTTTTCAATTCTTCAATTTGGTTTTGCTGTTCTTTTATTGCTTCTATAAGTAATGCAGTTAAATGTTGATAAGAAACTCCTTTATATCCATCAGAATTAGTTGAAACAAGTTCTGGTACAATAGTTTCAATTTGTTGAGCAATTACTCCCACTTGATGTTTTCCCAAATATCCATAATCCTTTTCGTTTATAAAATCAAATTCAACACCGTTAAGAGATATTACCTTATTCAATGCATTTTGAATTGGTTTTATATTAGTTTTAAGTTTTTCGTCAGATGCTGGTAAAGTATCTGCTCTATTAATTCTCGCAGCAACATTTCCACATCCAGAAAGAACTAAAATTTTATTAATTTTAACATTTTTATTGAATGTGCTATCTTTATTAAATTTAGATATTCCATTTACTTTTAATATTTTATTTTGAATATCAAATAAAGGACCTTTACTTACTGTTTTAACTTTAGATTCAATCTCAGTTAATTTATCACAAAAAATAGATATAAAATCACCAGCTTCAATTTTATGAGCATTTGCGTTGACTCTAATTCCTACTCCATTGTATCTATTTGCAAATCCTGGTTCAGGATTTCCTCGGTTACTAATTGTAATGGCGTCTGCTAAAGGTCCAAAAAATTCTCCACTTTTACTTAATGGATTATTTTCAACTTCTTCGCTAGCAGGAAGTATGCTTATCATTGATGTGGTATATTTTTCAAAAACATATCCATCAAACTTTCCACCAATAATCAATGGGCCATTGATTGCAGCAATTCCAGGTAAATCTGGAGAAGGTCCAGGAATTCTATGTGTTGGATCTGTAGGACCAACAAATAAAGATTGTTCTGCAGATATTTTAGGAAAATTTGACATGATTAAGAAAGTTGTAAATCTGAAAGACCTTTAATTTGATCACTAGCAGCAGTAATTGTTCCAGCAGCAGCATCAATTGAAGTTCCAGAAGTTGCAAATTGTGCTACAGTATTCAAAAATTGTGTATTTATATCTATCGCTAAAGATGAATCGATTACCATACTTATACATTTAAATTTTATTGTATCTTTTGAATTTATTTGAACTTCATTTTTTGCCTTAATAATAATATTTCCATGAGGATCTCCCCCAATTGCACTAATATGAATATTTCTTGCTTCTAAATGAATTGTTCCATTTGGTGCTTCTATTTTAATGTCTCCATTTTTTGCATGAATCCATTTTGCGAGATTAAGTGGATTATCCCCATCATTATTTGATGGCATATTATTACCAACAGATTCATATGACGTTTTATCACAAACAACTACATGATCACCGTCTTCAAAAAAACCAAACCCTTGACCTTTGTTTGTAAAAACCCCATAATCAGTTTTACCATGAACTGGAATAGAAGTTCCAGAAACTATTCTACAATAGTCATTTATTTCCACATTCGGTTCTTTCTTTTGATTACTCATTTTTGCACACAATCAATGACTTGAATAATTTTAGTAGGATCAATCTGAATATCTTTAATTTTGCCAAATTTAATTACTGGAACTAAAATAGCACCTACTCCAGTAGAAGTATTTATTGTTAGATCAGGAATTCTTGTTCCTGTTGGACTTGGTAATTTAATTAAATCCAACCCTATAATAATCCCATTTGGACCTGTAACAACTTGCCACTGACCATTACCAGATTCAACAATATCACTGGAATTATACCCAATTCCTCCATTATCAATATGAATGATTTCAATTTCTGGAACTAGATCCTCGGTAATTAGATTTGGTTGTGGAATTGGGAGTTCTCCGGGAACTACAACAACAATGGTGTTTAAATAACCAGATCCGGGGTTGATTATGGGAACTGCAACAACTACTCCTCTTTCTATAATTGCAGGACCAAATACAGATCCAGATCCATTATTACAAGAATCTTTCAAACTTACGATAGGAGGTTCTTTATATCCAGATCCACCATTAAGAATATCAAATCCAAGAACTTGTCCAAGATCATTAATAACTGCATTTGCAACTGCTCCAAATCCACCACCACCAAGGAATTGAACAGTTGGAGGACCACATTTAAAAATATTAGAACATTCAGGAGAGTTTTCAAAAACATTACTGAAAGATGGAATTGAAGAAGTTGTTGGACCATTATTCATACAGAATTTATCATTGTTTGATTTACAAGCAGATTCTTCGCAATTTAAAAGTGATTTAATAACATTTGCAATTCCTAATACACTATTAATAATTCCATTTACAGAACCTAAACTTCCACCCAAAAAAGAATTAATCGCAGAAATTGCTGGATTAATTAAGTTAGAAATAACTCCAAATATTGTGTCAAAGATTTTATTAATAAATTTATCAATATTGCATGTTAAGTTTGCAAATAATTGATCTAAAGAATTTGTAACAATTTTCAAAACTAAATCAAACAAGGATTTGATAATTTTTTTAAACAAGCAATATAATGCGCTGATTAAAGTTCTAAGTTTTTTGCCAGCCTCCGCCTGTTTATTTTTTGGAAATAAATTATCAAGCATTTCATTTATTTTTTTTGAAATTTCTTTATATAATTTATTTTGACCATCTTTAATTAATCCGGAAATAGTTTCACTAATTTTTGTTGCAAGAGTTTTTATTTTGTTATCTAAATCTATAATTTGACCACTAACATAGTTTACAAATTTACCTTGATATTCTTGAACTTTTAATAGTGTTTTTTGAAGTTCAGTTATTTGGTGTGTCATTCTACTAATTTCGTCCTGCTCACACTTTTCCACAGGAATTGTGCAATCATTACTTTTTTGAGAAAATACACAAGCTGCTCGACTTGTGTCTTTCACTTCTCCAGTTTTACTTCCAACTACAGTTGTTTCTAAACCTGGTTTTTGTGCTTCTGAAGAAGTGATTGGAGTTTCAACTTTAGTTACAACATTTTTACCACCTTTAGGATCTGGACATTTAGTATTTTGTAACTGTGGATTATCTACTCGTGTAGGTTCAAATGGTTTATAACCAGAACTTTTAGAATTTTTAATTTTACTTGGGTCAGTTTTAGAAACAACCCCAGAATGCTTATAAAATGATCCTATAATAACTGGTTGTTGCCCATCATCACCATCAAGATAAAATCCAATTACAGTTTCACCACCTTTATATTGATGAGACTTTCCATTTCCTAGAGTACCATTTGGTTCTCCTGCAGGAATCATTACATGAGCCCATGGAAGATTCTTATCTTCAAGTTGATTCCCCTCACCAGTATGGTTTCCCATAATTCGAACTTTTACTCTATTATAGTAGAGAGGATCTCCAGATTCATTTGCTTGGATTTGAACTTCATCTGCAGTACTAGATTTTAAATCTGTGATTTGACCAATCCACCACGAAAATCCATCTCTCCCTAAAAAGTTTGCTTTGTTTAATTGTAATCTAATATCTGTGGAAGATTGATCAAGAAGTGACATGGTTAATCCTCGTAAATCCTACATTGTATTGCACCTGGATTTTCATCACAAAATAATTCCAAGTTAGTTGGATCATGATCATCATGTGGATGACGCTCTTGATATTTTTTTAACGCCAATAGTTCTTCTTCATAATGTCTACGACTTTGAGAGTTGATCATGGGATCATTTAATTTTTCAGTATCTTCTTCAATGTGTGTTTGAATATTTTTCATTTTAGGTAGTTATGAATTCGTAGGAATCTTTAATCAGAGATAAACTGGTAAATGCTTTTCGATTTGGATCGAATCTATGACATAATGATGCTATAACATATTTACCACTTGCAGTGGATTCCATATCTTTATTTTTACTTGATGATGGTCTAGGTATTTCACATTCAATCAATTGTCCTGCTCTCAAATCAGTATTGCATGGTATGATAATATTTAATACTTGTGAGTATAATAAACTATACCTTACAGCAGACTCCGCTTGATATTTAGGCAAATCTTGAGGATTGTCAAATTTATTTGCTGCAGTTAATACTCCCGGATCTAATAATTTTAATGAATATCTAGAAGTAGTATTTTCTAATTTATCAGGTAATTTTGGTGAAGATAAATCTCCAGCAGTATTTTTAGTTTCAGTACCATATTTTTCTTTAAGATTAAATTTAATTGGAGTAAATTCTTGAGTGAATGCATTATAAAACAAAGATTCATTAGAATACATTCCACTTCTCAATGATGTCATAATATCATTATTTTTTTGTATAGACGAACTCAGAATTTTAAAATTATTTTTTTCATTCCCAGGGTTTTCTCTGTTTTCTTTTTGTGAATATATTTGTTTATATTCTCCACCACCACCAGTCAACAGATTATTTGCACTTAAAAAATTGTACCCATCTTGAGTTTCATAAAAGAAAAATCCTGGTGTTCCTTTATTTTCGGGTACAGATTTTGGACATAACCAAATTATGGTTTCAAAAGGTCTTTTGGTAGTAGAAACAAAATTATATTGATTAAAAGTTTTATCTGACTTAATATTTTTATTTGTTTTTAAAGATTGAATGATTTCTTTCACAATATCACTAATTTTTTGATTGAATTTTTTAACTATTCTTGTAGTCTCATTTACTACAGATTCTTTTGATACCAACTCCAAAACATATAATCCCTGACGACCAGTTTTATCACCAGATATATTTCTAATTACCATATTTTCAATATTTAAATTTTCAAAATCTGGGACAATTATATCAAAAGATACAGTTTCCCCCCCAACCAATTTAACTTCTTCAGAACCGTTTTGAGTTACAATTTCTGTAGCAGAAAATAACACCTTAGCAGTAATTGTTGGGGAAAGAATATCCTCATAATAATCCAAACCAATAATTCCTGGTTTAAGATTAATACTTTTTAATTCCGAATTAGGATTTACTGGGGTTACAATAAATTCTTGAATAGCGTATTTATTTTCTGCCATTTAATTATACTGTAGCAAAGAAAAGTTGTTCTCTAGTCAGAGAAGTATTATTAGTATTTAACATACCAGGAGATGAACTATTTGCAACTTGAGTTGTTTGTGATTGTGGTTTTTGTTGTGCTTGTGCTTGTGCTTGTAGTTTAGGTGTTGATGTTGGTGTTATTGGCTTGGGTTTGGGTTTTGGAGGTTGCACTGTACTTTGTCCACCACCACGAAGAGAATTAGCAAACCAAATGAGAATAGAATTACTAGCAGTAAATCCAATTCCATTAACATGAAGTGAAATATGTGCATAAGGTTTGTTTGACCCATCACCCCTAACACTTCGACCAGAAGCACCTTGATAACCGATTAACGTTCCCTTTGGTATTAATTGATATTCTTTAGTTCCTACATATCCCATATTAGATAAGTGCCCCATCAATACTTCATAATTTTTTCCATCTTTCATAAATCTGTAGGAAGCATAATAACCAAATCCATTTCCAGAAGGTCCCCTAACATCTGCTGTTCCTTGCAATCCAACAGAAGGATTTCCATCTGTACCTTTACTCACATATGTTAAATCTACAGGGGCATAAATGGGTGCTCCAATTCCTCCTGGAAGGTGCATGTTTAATCCAGTCTGTTGACCATCAGTATCTCCAGTTGGCCCAACATAAAAATCACTCTCTGCGTATTTTCCATTATCAGATCCACCTGTTGGAGGCATAAATTCTCCAACAGTTGCAGTAACAGCAACTGTTGCTGCAGTTGCTATTTGTTCAAAGATATTAGGTTTTTCTTTTTTAGGGGTAATTGGTTCTGCTTTTGGTTGTGTTAATGGTGGTTCTTCTCCTTTTGCTGTTAGATTAATATCTTCACTCTCTTTATTCGCAGCAAATTGATCTTTAATATAATCAAGATCATTATCATATGCAAGACGACTTCTACTTTTTATTAAACTAATTGACTCTAAATGATTTTCTCTATCATCAGATTGAAGAGATGATATGAAACTATTAAATCTTGAATTGAACTGTTCTATCTCGTTTGACAAATCTAGAGCAGTATCAGTATTCACTTGAATTAGTGTTTTTGCCATACTACACTATATTTAATTCCTTTAAAGCATATGCAGTATACAAATTATCTGGATTTGTTGATGAGAATCCTGGCACATTACCTACAGTTTCCTCATCCCCGTATGATCCACCGGAGGATCTTGGTGGGGGGGACTGAGATATCATAATCGGTGGTAGTTGAGAACCAGTTGTGGTTGGAGTTACTTCTGCTGGTTTCATTCCACTTGAAGCAACAGCAACAGAAGACGAGTTTGAAGAAATTTTTTCCATTGGATCTGTATCTGCAGGTGCTACTGCTACAGTTGAGGATGCTGGTTTTGAAGTTGAAGTTGATGATGAAGTTGCTGCTGCTGGTTTTGCAGTTACAGTACCTGCTTTTTTATGCGTCTGTGCTTCTTTTAAAAATGGTAAATATGTTTTTTCATTGTAGACACTCCATGGTTGGAAATTAGATCCCCCTGAAAGTTTAAATGCTGCTCTTGCATTTGTTACTGGATCATACAAATCTTTATATGAAGATAATCCAAATTGTTTTTTTCTTTCTGGACCCATTTCACCAATCATATTAATTTGCCACAACCCATAAGATAGATCACCAGTTTTTGGATTGTCATTCAATATACTTGAGTTTCCACCAGATTCTCCCATTGCAACAGCAGCAGCAATTGAAGCATTTTTTTCATTAAATCCAACACTTAATGCCAGTTCTTTTAATTGCCCCACAGTAAATTTTTTTCCTGAAGGTGGTTTGTAATTTGGATCCACTTCTCCAGATTCATCATCACCACCAAACATACTACCAACACCAAGACCAGCAGCAGCGGCACCAAGAAATTTCTTTATATCAAATCCTTCTTTCGCTGTCTCTTCTGCTGTCTCTTCTTCCCCAGCAATAGTTTGTGTTGGTTTTACTAAAGATGATCCAACTCTTTGTGTACTTAACCTAGTTTCGTTTTGTTTTTGTAAATCCTCAGCAAGACGATTCTCCTTTTCTTTATTTTTTCTATCAGTTTCTAAACTTTTGATTAAATTTGTATAAGATGTTGAAATTGAATCAATATCAAATCTCAATCCACTAAGAACTCTTTGAAATCTAGAATCCGAAGTAGATCTTTCTACAATTTCCCTTTCACGAATTTTTTCTACAGATTTTATTTTTGCATTACTATTATTTTTATCTTCAACACTTGTAGCAACAACATCAAGTAAAGATGCTAACTCAGGAGCAGCAATAAATGATGGTTTAATTTTTTTAGTTTCATTTTTATTAACTCTCACATCAGCAGATGATAAAGTTTTTCCACCAAAAAATTTCGAAATGTCAATGACATTTAGTTTTTCTTGTTCTTGCTGCTGAACCTCAGCCATTTTGTTTCTTCTCTTCCAATTCCTCTATGTGTTGTTTCAAAAGTTCGAGATAGATTTCTCTTTCCCAAGGAATCATATTTTCTATTTCAGTCAAAGAATATTTATGGTGTTGCATCAAGGCAAAATTAACTCTGAAGTAGGTCTCCAGATCCTCCTTTGCCAGGGCTAGGCGAAAAAATCAGATAACCCTTCTAAAACAAGAGTATTTTCGACCTTAGTTTCAGGATTAACTACTTTAAGTTCATGACTTAATTTTGGCATAGTCTTGAAGAATTTTTCAATCTTCTTATAATCCTTTGGACTTAGAGTATCAATCCAACTCATAATTTCTTTTTCAGTACAATCAGATCCCACCCAACAATCATCTTTATTATAAACCATGTCTATACACATGGCAATTAATTTAGATGATTTCTCTAGGTTTTCAGATGACTTGGATGTTAAATCAAAATTGTTATTGATGAACTGTTCTAAAGATGGGTATTTAAGTTTAATTGTATATCCATCTTGGATTTCAATTTTATTAGTATGACCATCTTCTCGATTAACTTTAATCTCATCAACGTAAATAGTTACAGGTACTTGAGTAACACCATCATCTCCACATGTAATTATAAGGTTAATTGATTCCCCAATTGCCTTTGCTCGAATATTTAAGAACAAATATTCAATATCAAAAATTGGTAATTCCTGAACTTTGATATCTTTCGTTAAAACACAATCTGAAATAACTTGTTTAACCGCAGATGTAATTTGTCCAACATCTTTTGATTCTAAAGCAATAATCAGTATTTTTTCTTCTTTCACTAAAAATGGTCTAAACTTAATCTTCTTTTCGTTGGAGGGAAGAATAAGTTCATAAGTTGGAGTCGCAATTGTAGGTAATGGCATGTAAAATCAATTTCAATAATACTATTTATTATAGTATTCTAGTAAAGTCGGATAATACTATATTTGAATTAATTCCAAAATTTAATCCAGTTGAACCTGATATTCCATTCGAAAATTGTAAAGAAGATTCTCCACTATTTGGACTAGTTCTTTCCGTAACAAATCCTGCTGGAGTTCTTCTTGTGATATATCTCATGTACTCAAAAACAACAGTATATTTTAATACTTGAGACCCTTGATATGATACGGGGGATGCGATAAGATCTGATGGATACGCTTGAATAAATTCATATGTTAAATAAGATGAATTAGCAACAGATGCTGATGATACTGCTTCTAAATCCTTTTCAAATTTTGTCACAAGAATATGTTGACAATAATCATTTGGATATTTGAATTTATAAATGGAAGAATTTTCAAAAGAATTACTATCATTTTGTTCTCTTCTAGTAGATTCAATAATATCCCCATCATATGAAAGAGGGTTCATAAAATTACACCAACCTTCAAAAAATCTAATTATAGCATGATCCTTATCCACATAAAAAGTTAATGATAATTGAGGAAATGCTCTTAAAATAGGATAACTTTCCCGAATACCTTGTCTATTTCCTAAAACTTCAGTTTTTTTAAATGCAGGTCCTGGTAAAAGTGCATCGGAACATAACAATTCAATCTTTTCCATTCCATCCAGACCATCAGTTTCTTGAGCATCAAAAATACCAGTTCCACTCAACCAAGTACGTAATCCACCATTAATCGGAAATGTCACATTAAAAAATGTGGTTGTAGATACTTTAGAAAAAGTATTCCTTACACTTTCTATTGTGCGGGTTAATCTTTTTGGATCTGGTTCTGTAAAGAAGGGCATCTAACAATAAATAGGTAATACAACCATAATATGTATATGATTTATGAGGCAATACTATCAAGGAAAGTATAAGGTAAAGAACTATCAAAAGTACAAAGGTGATCCCACAAACGTCATTTATCGCTCTTCTTGGGAATTGAAATTTTTAAAATATTGCGACGATAATGATAATGTTTTAGAATTTGGTAGTGAAGAAATAATTGTTCCTTATATGTCTCCACTTGATGGAAAAATTCATAGATATTTTCCAGATTTTTATATAAAAGTTAAAGAAAAAACCGGAGACATAAAAAAATATTTAATTGAAATTAAACCCAAAAAACAAGTTATAGGTCCAACAGCAACTCCTAAAAGAAAAACTAAAAGTTGGGTAAATGAAGTTAAGGAATATGCTAAAAATCAAGCAAAATGGAAAGCAGCAGAAGAATATTGTGCGAATAGATTACTTGAATTTAAAATACTCACAGAGGAAGACCTAGGAATATGAAAGATGCACTTAAGGCTTCTGATGAAATACTAGCAAAAAAATTTAAAGAATTTGGGGGTAGATTTGTTTCACAAGAATGGTATAGAAATGCCATGTTTGAGGCTTTGAATAATCAACCACAAGAAGACACGACAGATTTAATAGACAGTTTTGGTTTACAAGTTGGAAAATTTTATTTCTTTTCATATTCAGCAAAATTTCCAAATAGATACCCATATTGGGATAGATATCCATTCGCACAAATATTAGAAGTTAAAAGTGATGGAAGTGTTTTAGGTGCTAATACTCATTATTTAAATCCGTCATATCGTCAAAGTATTGTTAAAAGTTGGTTAATTAGTTCAAATACTGTACCAGATGTTTGTTTACATAGTTATATTAGGACTGGTATGAGTAATGTGGTAAGAGTACCCGATAATGACATAGTTGGATTGTCGGGTAAAGAATTTATTGTCGAATCGTTTGTTGATAAAAAAGGACAAAAAGTATCACCAGCTAAGGTGTGGGTGGGGTGATAAATAAAAGTGATAGATATGTCTAAGTAATGACAAGTCAGACTCAAATTAAAAATACAACTATACCTGTTGGGGGAATAACCACCCCTAAGGGAACTGGTGGGAAGGTAACCATTTCAAAATCTGGATCTGATGTTGGTTTTATTACAACTGCACAAAACGCAGATGGAACTTTTCTAACACATTCTCAAGCAGTTACGGTTTCTCAAAACACAACAAGTGCAACAAAAATTAATGCAGCACTTACAGCAGCAAAATCTACAAAAACTCTTCAAGGTGTTGTTGCAGAACCGGCTTATAATCAAAATATAAAAAAATCTGCAACAGGAACTCCAACATCTACAACCAATGAAATTCCTGCAGCAAATGCTGCATTTGATCCAAAAACTTTAAGTAATAGATCTGGAACTAATACTGGGAAAGTTTACCCATTTCCAGTCGATATGCAATATAGTGGGACAGGTTCTCAAGATCATATTCGTATAAGAGCATTAAAATATAAAGCACCTCAAGGAGGAACTCAAGAAGGATTTACTTCTGTTGTGCAAGATGGTATTAAATCTGCAAATGCAAATTTGCCACCACCAGACTATGAGTATGAGGGTGAGATAATTCTCCCAATTCCAACAGCAGTAAAAGATAGCTCATCTGCTAGTTGGAGTATGACAAAAATGAGTCCTATCATGGCAGCAGCAGTTGGTACTGTAGCAGCCCCAGCAATAACAGCGGCTGGAGGGAACCCAGGAGAAGCATTTCAACAAATTATGGATGCATTAACAAAGTCTGGTACTTTTTTGGGGGCAGGTGGTGCTGAGTATCGTGAAATATTAGCAGCATCTCTTTCATCTTCCTTTCTTGGATCAGTTGGTTTGACAGGAATAGAACCTAGTGATATTTTAGCAAGAACAACAGGTAAAGTTTCTAACCCCAATATGGAACTTCTTTTTAGAGGTCCAAACATGAGAGAATTTGAATTTGCATGGAAATTTGCTTGTCGTAGTGCTGAGGATGCAAAAAGAATTCGTCAAATTATAAAATTTATGAAATTGCAATGTTTGCCAACAGTAGGAGAAAATTCCAATCTAATTAACAGTCCCAACGTATTTTTCATTCGGTACATGAATGGTGATACAAGAATTAAATCACTACCACAACCAAAAATTTGTGCCCTAGTAAACTTTGGAATTGATCATACTCCAGATGGAATGGGATGGGCGGCATATGAAGATTCTCATCCAGTTTCAACATCAATGGTTATGCAATTTGCAGAACTTACTCCACTCTTTAGAAATGAAATGGAAGAAGCATTCCCAGATGAGGACGACGTAGGATACTGATATGGCATACTTCAAAAGATTACCCGATGTATTATACCCATCATTAAAAAAGGATATATCCTCTTTTGATTATATAAAAATTAAAAATTTGTTCAAACGAGCAAAGTTACGTGATGATTTTTTAAATGTATTCACTGCATTTGAAAAATATTCAATTGTGGGTGATGAAAGACCGGATAGTGTATCCGAGAAGATATACAATGATTCTCAGTATGATTGGTTAATTCTTATAACCAATAATATACAGAATGTAAGAACAGATTGGCCCATGTCCCAATCTGATTTGAGTAAATTTCTAACAGAAAAATATACAGATCAACAATTAGTAGAAATTCATCACTATGAAACTAGAGAAGTAAGAAATTCTTTAGGTGAATTGGTGTTACCCGGAAAATTGATAGTAGATTCAAATTTCACTTTTAGATATAATGATTCTGGAGCAACAACAACATACTCATCCTTGTTATCCGTAAGTAACTTTGATTATGAAAATTACTTAAATGAAGAAAAAAGAAATATTATTATTTTAAGACCAGAATTTGTAAAAGTTGTAGAGAAAGATCTTAAGAGAATATTTAAATACGAGCAATCTTCTGAATTTGTAGATCAGAAAACTATTAAGACTTATAATCCTAGATTTTCCTAAAAAACCTACAGACAAAAAAATGGCGGGAATATTTTTCCCACCATTTTTGGTTTTAAAAACCTATTTTGAAATTACTCTTCAGCAAGTTTCTGGAAATATGAAAGCGTATCATCTTCTTCCTCATCATCAGATGTGCTTGTAGGGGCACTTAACACATCTTCACTTTCAAAAGATTCATCAGTTTTAACAACTGGAGTTCTTTTGGTTCCTAAAACAGTATCAAGACGAGTCTTCAATTGATCATAAGACTTGAAGTTTTCTGGACTTACAAACTCCTTAAGAGAATTACACTTCTTCCAAAGTTCTTCAAGATCCTCATCCTCAAACCCACCTAGAACAGATGGCGTCTCAAATTCAGACTTGTCATAGTTTGGATAACCATCTGCCATGCGAACTTTAAGTTTGAAGTTAGCACCAGTCCAAAGATCAAATGCATCAATAGGAGATTCATCCTCAAATTCAGGTTTTAGGGCACTTGAGATCTTCTCAAAGATTTTCTTACCGTATTTAAATATGAACACCTTTCCCTCATTCTCAGGATGAGCAGGATCCTTTACAACGTAAATATTTGAAAAATATGTCAATTTACGTTTACGACTACGAACAACTTCTTGATCAGATTTATTTCCTGTTGCCCATAGTTGTGTGTTAAGTTCTCCTAGAGGATCTTTACCCCCAAGAGTTGTCAGAGAGTTTTCAATATACCATCCTCCAGGCCCTTGAAATGCATGACTCCAAACTTGCACGTAAGGATCATCTTCACCTTGGGGGGAAGGAAGAAAGCGAATTACTGCATAACCATTACCAGATTTATCGCGTTCAATCTTCCAAAAGCGATCATCCCCCATTGAACTGGTCTTGTTCATTTTTTCAACTTCTTTGACCAGTTTGGCAGTAAGATTGCCTAGACGAGATTGCTTTTTAAGTTCAGCAAAAGACATGTGTTCTCCGTATACGATGTGTACGATGTGTTTACTTGTTTATTCTAACAGGTTACTGCTCAGGTGTCAAGACCTGATCACGAATTATTTTTTTGTATTCACCTGTCGAAATATTTAGAAAAGGTGAATATTTTTGAATTTTAAGACTGACTGATTCCCATACTGGGTCTAACAGTTTGCTATCAAACGTGTTCCCGAACAGGAATATTCTATGGTATATGACCAGTGTTTCGATACTAATTTTCCCACTCAGGAAATTTTTAAGTATGATAGGATGAGATCCATTCTTACACTCAAAAATTGCATCTAAAGAATTTTCAGAAAATAATTCTTCAGTTTCATTTTTAAATATGTAAGTTAAACTTTGATTTCTTTTTTTCCAATTAGTATAATTTGTTTCCCCCGAATGTATAATTTCTCCAATCCACAATCGTTGAGGATCAGAGCATTCGATAAAGTTAGAAACAAGATATTGCAATATCTCATTATCATTTTTGTGTCTAGAAGTTTTTTCAAAAAAGTACTTATCCTTTCTTTTATTAAAGGACTTTATTGTAGTTCTAGTCTTTCCACTATATTTAAAATAATCATATGATTTTTTTGTAAAATGATTTTTGAGAGATAAGTAACAACAATACACCTCAAACGGTGTCATATTGGTAGTTTAGCTTTAGTAGTTTTTTTCAAATAATTCAATGTAATTGCTTCACACCTAATTCTTTCTTTTAATGGTTTAGAAATCAACTTTGAAACAGTATCTATTTCAATACTATTTTCTTTGCAATAATGAACTATAGATTCAATGTAACTTAATCTACTCGACTCTACAAGAGTTTCAATCTCCGAAGAAAATTTTGCTTGACTCATAAATTTATCCTTTAAAGCACTTTCAATTTCATTTTCCATAAACTTTTAACTTATCAGAGACAAATTCCTTAATGTATCCGGTTAATAGTTTAATATAATACATTTTATCTCTTTTGTCAAATATTTTAACAGATCCAGCAGGAGTTACCATAATCGTAATCAATTTCTTAACTGGAATTCCAGTTAATTCAAAGTACATACATGCATATGCAACTTCCTGAACAAAGTATTGTTCAATCCATTCTTCTCTTTTAATTTTAGTAGAAGTTTTGAAATCAATAACAGCAAGTTCACCATCATACTCAGCAATACAATCTACTCGTCCAGCAATGCCAAGAACTTCACTAAACATTGATCTTTCAATTGCATGAACTAAACCAATCTTATCTAGATAAGGCTTAACAGCATCAAACATAAACATAGACTGTTCATCATAACTTTCTTTCAACTTATTTTCTAAGTAATCCTGACATACTTCATGAAATTTTGTTCCACGAGTGGTTGCAAGTTTACAAATTTTGTTTGCTTCTTCCTCACCAACTCGTTCACGCCATCCAATAAAGAATTCTCTATTTTTATGAGATGTGACTGAAGTTATTGATGGGAAAGAATCGCCAGATGGTGTCGTATAGAAACGAGTTCCTTCTATTTCTCTTGATTTTAGGTCAATATCACCTAAATGATTTACATGATTAAACATTAGTACCCAAGATTTATTTTATTTACAAGATAAGATTTGACTAATCCAGAACGAACAATATCATTTACACCGAATTCAATACTTTCAAATTCAGGCATTGCTTGAAGAATTTTCATGAAGTCATGAATACCACCTCGTTCATGTGTTTTAATTAAATCACTTTGCATGACATCACCACAAAACATAATCTTACAATCTTCACCAATTCTTGTAATAATAGAATCTAATTCATGGAAATTTAAATTCTGACATTCATCAACAAGAATAATTGATCGGTTAAAAGTTGTACCACGAAGAAAAGAAGTTGACCAAAAACTTATAGTCTCTTGCGATTTAAGATTAGAATACAACATTTCAAAAGAAGGATCATCTGGCATCTGGAACATATATTTTACCATATTTTTGTATGGTATTTGATAAAGTGCTGCCTTATCATCATGATCCCCAGGAAGAAAACCAATTTCTCTAGTAGCAACAAGAGACCTTACGATATAAATTTTTTCATAAGGAGTTATTTCATCTAGAACTTCTTTTAAAGCATTATACAATGTAATAAAAGTTTTACCAGTTCCTGCTGCACCATAAGCAAAAATCATTTTTCCATTTTCATATGCATCAAATAATAATTTTTGATTTTCAGTTAAAGGTTTAACATCAATAAGAAAATCTAAATTAATTGGTTTTTTTCTTCTCATTTGTTTACCACTCATACCAATTCCAACTGGTCCAGAATCCTTTTTTCTTCTTGTCGTCATAGAAATTTATAAAGTTTTTACGTTTGATCCAGGCATTTTTTTAGCACGATGTAAAACATCATTCCATCCTGGGTGTGATTTCTTTAATTTGTTATGCCAATCTCCAACTTCTCCAATAGAAGCACAACCCTGACTCCAATCTTTATCCCAAGTGGGATTTTCTTTTCTCCACTCCTCATAGTTTGATATTGTCATATCAAGTTCTTTAATCTCACCAGTTTCTTTATTAATAACAGGATATTTGGGCAATTGTAATCTCCTTTTCTACAAAATATTTAGGGAATAATAATCGATGGGGCATCAAGGCATTTTGGACAATCATCATTTGCCACCCACCCTAATGCTTCTGATACAACAGGAAACTGACAGATGAAAATACAACGAACTGCTTCTGCGATATCCATGTGTTCTTTTTGAGTTCCATTTTCACTACGCAAGTTGATGTAATGTATCCAAGACCGTACTGAACCCGTCATGTAGAGGCGTGTAGGGGTCGCTAAGGGCAATACAAAACGAGCACACTCTTTAGCAACACCTTGAGATATGAGATGATTATATACTTCTTGAGCATCAAGAAACAATTCCCTAATCATTTTGTTCATTTTAAACAAATCTTCTTCATCAAGATCATCAATAGAGTTCTGACGATTCTTTGTATCCTGACGACGAAGTTCTGGAAGTGGGATTTCTTCTGAAAGAAGATTTGTGTCAGCATAACGCTGTGAAAATTCCTGATATGTAAAAGATCTATGTCTCAAAATTTGAGCCGCCAAACCACGAGTGGTATTAATCTCAAGAGTCATATGCGCCTGTTCAAAAACAGACCAATGATTATGCTGAATACAGTAAGCAAGTAACTTAGAATAGTTTTCTGAATTTTGATTTTCAGGATTAGACACTCTGGCAACATATGCCATTGTCTTTTCGGCATCAGGTGTCACTGTAATTAATTTAACTTGTGTATTCATACTTAGTAATTTTGGGCAAAAGAAAATCCCTGGTCTTATTATAGACCAGGGACTAAGATTTGTCAATCATCTTTTATTAAGATACTATCAGACCTTTGTCACATTTCCTACGTTTCCAGGTTCACCACTAAAAGTGGATTTTACTACATCTCCAGCAGTTTTTGCTACTTTTTTTGCTCCATTACGAAGAAGTTTAAAATCATTAGAATCAATTTTACCATTTTTATTGGCATCAATTCTTTCTTGATTACCAGGAAGATCATTCTTCTCTGATATGTAACCTTGACTAACTAGATATCTTGTAATTACAGTTTCTTCTTTTTTAAGAGTTTGACTTAATAATGAAGGGTTACTAAAAGCAACTTTAGTTTTAGTTGCTTGAGTCATTTCCGGTTTTGGTTTTGCACCAATTGAAGCATTAGGATTGTCCAATAAATTTTGATTTCCAGAACCTTTTCCCAAATCTGTTGCAAGAGTTGGACTTTGAACTGAAGGAGTCATAGGCATTCTATCTTTTATATCCTTCATCAAAGGATTATCAGTTTGAGAAGTTCCTCTGGTGCGATCTCTTTCTGCTTGGGCAGCTGCAAGTTTTGGATTAGCAAGCGCAAAAGTTGATCTTCCTGTTTCTTCTGCACCTTTAACATCACCAGACTTTACTTGTGATTGATAATTACTTAAACCACCTTTAATCTTATTTGCTGTTGATGTTGTTACAGGAGATGCATTTGTAGGAATTGGTCTCTGTGGTTTTGGTTGAAGAATCGGAGCACTGACAGGAGCAACAGATCCAGATGAAGATGGTGGTGGTAAAATTGGTGCTGTAGGCGATGTATTTTTTACATAACGCTCTTTATCTTCAGCACTAAATGGAGTGGGTGTAAATTTACCAGTTACTTTATCAAGTTTACCCTCCACACCATCTTTTTTTGAAAGAACTGTTTCTTCTCTAAACTCTTTATATGGTTCTGTCCAGGGATTACTCATTTTATTTTTTGTTTATTGTTATTATTTATTTGGATTTTGGTTTTACTACAGGAGCAGTTCCATATCCAGGAAGATTTTGTGCTGTTGCTGATTTGGTAGTGATACCCAATCCTTTATTGTATGTTTGAGTATTTTTCAATGCTGTTCGGTATTCAGTTTTTGCTGCTGCTTGATCCCTTTCTCTCTGACCACCAAAATTTAAACCCCGTTGAAGATTTCTCCAGGCACCACCAGGAGAAGCACTAGAATCTCTAGACGCAGTAGATGGTCTAGCAAGATAAGTTGCTTTACCACCTCTATATGCAAGATCTCCTACACGCTGTTGCCCTGTTGTAGGATCACGGACTAGTTGTGTTGATGCAAGTTTAACAGTTTTATCTTTAGTAGTTAAAGTACCTGCTTTAGTATCAACTTTTGTTGAACCACCAAGTCCTGTTAATGCAGAACCTTTGGTAGCACCATAAACATTTGATGCCGCCATTCCAGATCTTGCTTTTCGTACACCATAATTCTGAACTTTTTTTTCTAATTCTTTATCACTGTCATTACCTTCTATTTTTTTAAGAACATCACTAACTGCTGTTCTACCTCCATAATAACCGAGAGTACCAGCGATAAGAGATCCGCCAATTTGAGCCAGTGGGTTTTTAGGAAGAACTCTTGATGCTAATGTTGCTGCGGTAGTTGCTCCTGCTACACCCCCACCTGCTTCAGCCGCAGATTTTGGAATAGCAGTTCTCAATCTCTCACCCTTTGCTTGACGTTCTTGTGTTCCTGTATAAGTATCATATGCTGCGCCTGCAACGTTAAGAGCAGGTATAACCAATCCTCCCAATTGTCTGATTGGTGTTGGAATTTTAGATACGTTTGGTTGACCAGGAATTACTTGGTTAGAACCACCAGCGCGAGTTCCTGGTCCTGCTTTTTTTGGAACCTCTGGTGTTTTTAATTGTTTACTTTGAAGTTCAGCATCAGCAATTAATTTCTTTAACCTTTCAGATTCTGCAGGGTCAGTTGCCCCAGCAAGTTTTCTTTTAAACTGTACAATTTTATTTGCGTTCTCTTCAAAAATAAATTCCTTAAAAGTTTTCATGCCGCAATTACAGTTCTTCCTGGTAGTATTTATCAAGAAGTTCATTTACAATCTTTTCTTTCCCATCCATAACACGAATTTGATAGATGGGAGAACGCATATACTTTTTAACTTCTTTGTATTGTTTTTTAATAACTGCAATATGATCTGTATTTAACTCAACCTTAAGTTCACCTTCGTCTTTTGTTGGTTTCGCTAGATGGTTCTTGCCCATAGGTTTTTGAATTATTTCTTCCATCAGTCCAGTCGATGGATTTGATTCCGTTTCCAATTTTGTCATAATAAACATCAAATATTTTTACTTTTGAATTAGATCGAACTATATCATATCTAAAATGATTATTTAATTCATAATTAATAATGTAAGAATCTACAGGCAAAGTTTTATCTTTACCTGAAGTAGATTTACAGTTTTCTATAAGAATGATAACACCTTTTTTTTTGTTATATTCTTTTTCTGAATCTGACCAGATTTCAATTTCAATTTGGGGATCTATTGACTCCCCAGACGATGGTGGGGAAGGCTTCTGCAACAACGTTTTGCGTGATTCTGTATTTTTTTCCAAGTTCTTTATCCTTTACTAAACACAATACTTCTGCTTCTGTCTCATGAATACCTTCAAGAATTTGAATAAACATGAGTTCTTTTTTTGTTTTTGATAGATCATAGTTTCCACCCTCTACAAAGTTATGAAACATTCTATCTTGTTGATCAAGTCGAGTATGTTCGGTGCCAATCGGAGCATCGTTTTTTGTATATGGAACTTCTCCTGCTGGAATATCACTTTTAACATTCGGATCAAAGTTCCAAATTAAAAGTTTTTTAAGAGCAGCAGTTTCATTATCCTGGAGAATTTTTATCTTCTCTTGTTTTGTTTTTGCGTTATGCGCTTTCTGTAAAATTTCAGAAATTAAAAGTTTAATCATATCAGTTTAAAAAAAAATTAAGGTTCTTCAAGTTCTGGACTAAAATCCTCAAAACCATCATAATGAAAAGAAATTAAACCATCATTAAGTAAATTGCCATCTTCGTCATACATTTCCGGATGCATAGAAAGATTTGCATCAATCCTCTTCTTAATATAATCCCTAGCAACCCATACAACAAGTGCGCCTACAGTAAAAGATAAAATTGAAAATAAAACAGAAAACGTAAGTGTAACAGTTAGGAGTTCCATACCCTATTCCTCTAGTTGTGATTTGTTTATATTCAAAGAAAATTTAAAGTAAACGTTGATTTCTTTTTTAAAGAAAGGAATTAATTTGTCAAGTTCAAATATTATAATATTTGGGATTTCTTTTTGGGGAGTTCTTCCTCTAAGTATGAGTTCTATACCTCTATTTATTCGAAATTTTTCTTTTCGTATAGGGTTTCCTTTTTCTCTTAAATTGCTCATACTCTTTTGCCGATTTGATAAGTTCTGTTAAATAATCTTTCATTTTTCTCACATCTGGTTTACTAAATTCTGGATATGCTTCTTTCAAAAAAGGATTTCCACCCTTTAAAAAATCTTCAAATTCTTCTATTTGAAATTTTAATACTTCAATAAAAGGACTTTGATTAAATATTCCAATTTCAATTGCTGAAACATTTTCACCTTTTAAATAATTATAAAAATTAAAATTAAATTTTTTACGAGTAATTACATCATCCATAATTTCATTGAGAAGGTAGATGATTTCAGTGCAAGTTGTCATTGAATTACTTTTTGTTCTCGTAGCCATTGTATTGTTTCTGTGCATCCTCCTAAAATTTCACCATCATAAATTACCTGTGGAAAAGTTGATCCCTGACCAAATTCATTATAGAACTCTTCTTTCTCAAAGTCAACCCCCAGTTTATATCGCACAAAGTTTTGCTGAGTCAGTTCTAAAACTTTTTGTATCCTATCGCAATAGGGACAATCATCTTTAGAATAAACTACAAAATTTTTCATTGAATACCTCGTTCTATAATTGTTATACGGTGTTTTTTAGATTCGAATGCGTTTATTAAAAAATCACAAGCAGATTGTGGATTAGTATGTTCTCCACAAGTAAATACATCTACAGCAGCATAATTTTTTTCAGGCCATGTATGAATACTTAAATGTGATTCTGATAATAAACAAACTGCGGTAATTCCTTGTGGAGTAAACTCAATTGCAATTTCTTCTAATAGAGTTGCTCCAGATATTATGATTGCTTCTCTTAAAGAAATCATAATATGCTCTTTAGAATTTAAATAAATTTGATTTGCATTACAAATTTCTAATATGTAATGATTTCCTAATTTTTCCAACTCATATATTACCAAAACTGAAATTATATTTATAATATAAGTAAAATCGGTATGATGATTGATAGATGTGCGATGATAAAACCTCCAAAAAATGATTGGAGATTAATACTTTCAATTTCCATTAAGATACATTATTTTTTCTAGATCCATAAGTATATAGATTTGGATTTTTTTTAGGTTTCATCCAATCAATTATAGCATCAAATCTATCTTCTGTAAAGAAGCCCTGATTATAATACCACTCTTCCCAGTCTGTATGAGATTTTGAGTTATTACAAAACCTACAACAGCACACTACATTTGTGAGAAAATCACTCCCACCTTTACATTGTGGAATGATGTGATCGATGGTAAGATTTTCTGTGTCTCCACAGTATGCACATTTATGATTCCATTTGTCTTTGATTGATTGTCTCCACATTCGTTTTGCGTCTGCCGATGAAGTTGTTTGCAAATGAAACAAATAATCTTTGGACGAATTGTAGAGTTCCATGTAGGAAAGCATTTGTCATTATTTATTATTATGAAAAAAGAGACCCCGCAAAGAGGTCTCTATATTATATCAAAAAGCAGTCCTTACAACATCTATCAATTCATTTACTGATACTACACTGTAACCAGAAACAGCAGTGATTGCCTGATTTGTAGCAGGCACACACCACACAACAACTTTC